ATCGCGCTTTCTTGCGATTATCCCGGCAACCGCGGCTACCTCTGCCGGCATGAATTGACTTCCTTCAAGCGGTCCACGGGCCTCGTCCTGGAATTGCTGCTCAACAAAACCGGCCTCGTTGTCCGGCATAACCTCTCCGATCATTACTACATCATGAGCAACGGATCGACGATCTATTACGGCGGCCTTGGCGACGACGCCAACGCGATCGACAAGCTCAAGAGCATGGAGCTGGGCTGGTTTGCGATTGACGAAGCCTCAGAGACGACCGAATCGTTCTTTCTCATGCTCGGTTCCCGTCTCCGACTCAAGGTTCCCGGGATTAAATACTTCGGCCTCCTCGCGTCCAATCCGGATCCGGGATGGTTGAAAAATCGGTTCATCGATCAAAAACTTCCGGACCATATCTTCGTTCCGGCGTTGCCGAAAGATAATCCCAACCTCCCCGCCGGCTACGTTGAACGGCTGCGCGAACTGTTTCCAGAGGAATGGCAGGCGAGATTTCTTGAGGGAGACTGGTCGGCCTTCGAAGGGACAAACAACGTCTTCCCCTTCCAGGCAATTCAGGCGGCCGCGTTGCGCGAACTCCCCGCCGGCAAGCCCAAGGCCCTGGGGGTGGACGTGGCCAGGTATGGCGACGACGAGAGCGTCATCGCCCTGCGTTCCGGGCCTGTTGGCAAGATCCTCTGCACGCTTAAGAAAAACGATCTCATGTCAGTGACGGGATCCGTCTCCCTGGCAATCCTTGACGAGCGGCCGGTGGATCTGATCAACGTCGACGCCGACGGTATGGGCGGCGGCGTGGTCGATCGCCTCCGCGAACTCAAGCATAACGTCTATGAATTTCACGGGGGCGGGAAGCCGGAAGACTCAGAACGTTTCCGAAACCTCAAGGCAGAGGCGTACTGGGGATTCCGCGATCGTCTCATGGCGGGATCCGTGTCCATTCCCAACGATCTAGAGCTGAAGGCTCAGTTGACCTCCTGCACATATCGCGTGACCTCCTCGGGGCAAATCGAAATCACGCCCAAGGAAGAAATGAAAAAGAAGGGCATCAAGAGCCCCGACCGCGCCGAAGCGATGGTCTACGCTTTTCTGGATGCCGGATCCGGCCCCTATGTCTGCGGCTTCAAACACGATCTTCGTCCGGGGCGATAAATCATGAGCATATTCGATGGTAAGGCAACGCGGCGGCTTCGGGCTGAGGTGAGGGAGCTCCAGGCCAACACCGAGCAACTCCGCGGTCAGGTCAGGCAATATCAGCAAGTTCAGGAGACGCTCGTCAAGGACATTCTGACGCTGACCGAGACGGAGCGCTCGTTTGTCGGGAATGAATACAAAGACTACGCCACGGCCGTCCAAGCCATCTCTGATAAGTACGAGTGCAAATCCGATTGGGGTGTTATCCAGACGCGGAACATCATCTCCCTCCGGGCGGCCTTCGTCCTAGGCGAAGGCATCCGCGTCACTCATACGACGCAGACTCGGGCTGAGGCTGAGCGCGAGCTCCAATTCGTCGACGACTTCCGGGGGTTTAACGACCTTGACGGCGAGCTCGATCAGGAGATGGCCAAGGAAGCGGAGATCGAAGGGAAGATCGCCATTCGGCTGTACGACACTGGGGAGGCATACCGGGAATGGCCGGGGATGATATCCGCCCGCTACGTCTCCTGGCTGGCCAAGAAATACACGGTCACGGCCGATCCTAACGATTATCTCTGGTATCGGAAGATCGAATGGAACGCGACGGGAACGACCCCGGCCGGTTCACTCCCGGAGCCGAATTTCGTGTATGCGAAATTTGGGGGCCGGACGAACAAGCCCAATGATGCCCAACCGGCCATCATGGCGTGCCTCACTCAGATCGACCGCCTGGACAAAGCGCTCCGAGACCTTCGGGAGATCAACAATCTCTTTGCCTCACCGACGCCGCATTTCAAGTGCTCCACCCAGCCCGAAGTCAACGCGATGCAGGCCTATATTGAGCAAACGAATTGGAAGATCGGGAAGGCGCTCTCAACGATGGCGGAATTCTCCTTTATCTCCCCGGACACGGCGGGCGTCGAGAACCTCATCAAGGAGATTGAGCTTAACGTCAAGCTGGTATCCGGGGCGACGGGCATCCCAATACATTTTCTTGGGCTCCTGGACCTCTTGAAGAACCGGGCAACGGGCGAGAACACGCGGGAGCTGATCATGGCGACGACGACCCGGGAGCGGCAGACCTGGATCGCCGTCTATGAGGAAATGTTCACAAAGGCTATGATGCTCTGGAACAGCATTTACGCGGCCCAAAAGAGCGAAAAGGCGAAACTTGATCCGACCCGGATCAGGGTCGAAATTCCTCAGATTACGCAAGAATACTGGGACCGGATTCAGAATGTCCTGATTCCGGCGGCGGCCAACGGCATCATCAGCAAGGAATACGTGGCCGGGCAGATTCCGGGGATCGACATGGGGAAAGAGGCGGAACTGCGGGCGGCGCGGGACGTGCAGGATGCGGAGCGGGCGGCAGCAGAGGCACGGCTCTTGGCCGACCGGATGAGCGGAGCAGTCGAGGGTGAGGAAGAGACCGAGGAATAGGAGCGATGATTACCACCGCGAAAAAGGCCGGGAAGGGGAGGAAAGTCCCGTTTGCCGTGGAAGTTGCGGGCTTGGAATTCATCGCCATTCCCTGTGCGAAATGCGGGAAAGCGATGTTTCGACGGCCGTGCCCCTGTCGGTTGCGAAAACATCGGGCCTGCGCCCAATGCATCAAATGCGGATACATCATGGGGCTGAGGAGCAAATAGAATGCCTTATCCCAATGAACACTCCTGCCGCATACGCCAGCCGGGCGAGTTCGAGCCGAAGTCCTTTCGGCGGGTCACGTCCGGGCGCGTGAGTCTGATCATCGGGAAGCTCAAAGGCCAGACGGCAACGACAACGCAGGCGATCCGGTATCCGAAGGACGCCTGGACGGAGGCGGCGGCCCGGAAAGATTGCGCCTCCCACGATGGACGATTCGAGCCCGCATCCGATAAGGCGCAAGAGATGGAAGACATCCGTGATTTCGACTATCGGAATCCCGATGATAACGAGCTTATCAAGCCGTAATGAGGTAGACATGCTTTCAACGAACACGACGCAGCCGAAAGCCGACAAGGCCAACGACAAATTCCTAGAGCTCATTCACGCCGACGACGGGGAGCATATCGGCTATATCTCACACATCCCGAGGCGGCTGATAACGAGCGATGACAAGAAAGCCAAGCCGCGGGAGGCGTTCACTCTGCCGACACGGTTTCCCGGCGTGATCGTCCGGGAGCAGAAGGCTGAGCATCCGTCGATGCTCCAGGCGTCGGATTTGAAGCCAAGGGCCAAGCCATCAGCAAAAGGCGCGGCTCCGTTCGCGGCTATCAAGGCCGCCCCCGATCCCGCTCCCAAGTCGAAACGACGGGCCAAGAGGAAGGCCAGAGTAAAGGCTAAATCAAAGGAATAAATCCAGTGCGTCTCCGCGTTCAGCTCCGATGCATGGCGGCCTCCGAAATCGCCGGGATGATCCCTGCCGACGCCATCGCGGAAATTAAAAAGACGGACCCCCATCCTATCTTCAAGGCGTTTGTCATCGGTCACGAGGGCGAAGCGGAGGGTAATGTTGTCGGCGTCGGGAACGTGGTGAAGCGCTGGTATCGCTCCGTCATCGAGCGGTTGCATGACAAGATTGCAGTCGGCATACAAAACGGGCTGGCCGTCTTCCACGGTCACGCCGCAACGAACGAGAACGAGGGCCGCGTCAGCATCGGCCGGGTCGTTGGCAAGGCCTTGAAAGATATCGGCGGCCGGTTGTCAACGATCGTCGCCGTCTATCTTAATCCGGCACACAACCGCCGCAATTTCGACATTGCTTCCATCGAGGCCTCGGTCGATATGGAGATGGATAAAGATGGCGGCTGGGAAGTGAAAGACGTGAGCGACGTGACGGGCCTGGCGCTTGGGTCCTCACAGCTCGAAACGCCGGGATTCGCCGGGGCAACGCTCCTCGGTCAGCTCCAGGCGTTCGCCCTCAAACAAAACGTTAGCATTGGCATTGAATCGAAACCGGGCATAGTGCTCGGCTATCGTCTCAATAGTAAGCAATCGGCCGCCCCACCTGCGGGCGGGAATGGAGGCTCACATGCCTGACGTAGTGACGATTGATCAGATTCGCGACCTGATCAAATCGGAAAACATTCGGCCATCGGATATCTTCCCGATGGAAAAGTTGGTCTCTGATCCGGCGGTCAAGGGTTACGCGGAGGATCGGGTCAGGGAGAGGATCGGGAGCGAGTATCAGCATCGCAAATCCGTTGAGGAAGAGCTTGAGAAGGCCAAAAAGGATTTCGGCCCGAAAGAGGCCGCCCTTCTAGAACAGATCAAGAGCCTCAAGGCGACGGCTGCGAAAGCTCAATTAGGCTCGCTGCTGGAGAAGCAGCGGGAAAGCCGGAAGCTGGACGAAAAGCAGCTGCAATTCATTCAGAACCGGATGGAGCGATTTAATCCGAAAGACCCGGATGCCGTGGAAAAGGAATTCAACGCCCACTTGGATTCCGAGATCGATGAATACGGCAGGATCGCAAAACTGTTTGGAGTTGGGGGCGCAGAGGACAAATCAGGGGGCAAGGAGAAGTCCGGCGGAACGGAGCCGGATAACAGTTCATCCTCCGGAGGGTCCCCCGAGAGCAAATACGTTGATCCCAAGCAGAACGATTTCATCAGGGTCTAACGGGACTCTCAAACGTTAGGGTTTGGGAGGGGGCTGGCACCCCCTCCCGGGCTCAGGGTTAGGAGGCGACGGTGAACAGGATGTCGGCGCTCCGGGTACTTTCCCAAGCCGCGTCTATTTTATTCCCCCGAGCCTCCCTGGACAAGTCGAATTTCTAAGGAGGCAAGCATGCCTAATATGTTGCGAACCGCCACGCCGATGGGCGACTGGCGGTCATTCAAATTCACTGCCCCGTCGGGCGGAGTGGATGGGGCCCACGACGCTCAGGCGGCCGGGACGTCCTGGCTCTATCTCATTGAGGATACTGTCGGCGCGGTGCTGGAATCGGCGGACGCCGGGGAAGAGGCCGTCCTCATCTATCACGCCGAAAAGATCATGGTTCCCAAAACGGAGGGCCAGGGCGAGGCTTTTGCGGTCGGGCAGCGCGTCTACTGGATTCCTGCGACCCGCCTCGTCACCTCCAATTACGACTCCGGCTACTACTGGATCGGGATCGCGACCGAGCCGGCCGGGGCCAACGATGGCTACGTGGAAATCGACCTGAAGGGCGATCGCGCCGAGGTCGAGGCCGCGCTGTAAAGGAGAACGACTATGCAAAGCCGTATCTTCAATCTCAACTGGGACGTCTTCAACTATAAGGACAAGGAACAGCGGAAGAAACTGGCCGGGGCCTTGCAGTATTTCTGCGCCCTGCCTAACAAGTTCGTTCCCCGCGAGTTTTCCAAGGTCCAGGAATTCGTCAAGGCTAATCAGAAAATCCAGGAGTTCACGCTCGCGTCGGACGGCTGGACCAACGAGAAGGCCATTGACATCATCGAGAAGTTCCACCTGCTCACCGATTACGACAACGGCTATGAGCAGATTTTCGACATCCGGGACTTCAGCGGAACGAAGGCGAGCGGGTTCGACCTGGCCGCCGTCATCTCCGGCCTGACCTTCAACGAGGTCAAGGAAGGGGAAAAGCTGAAGGTCTATCAGATGGCCGGGGCGAAGGCCCGCGTCAACTTCTGCTATTACGGCGGGGCGCTGGGCTGGCATCGTCGGCTGTTTGAGGATGGCGATTGGTGGACCATCGAGGACAACGCCATCGAGTTCCGGAACAAGGCCTACAGCTCCCGGGCGGCGGTCTATTATGCGCTGCTCGAAGCTGCGGCGGATGCGAAGGGCTGTTGCGCCGTGGTTCCGGCCGACTGTTCCGACTGTGACGCGGACGCCCGGTCGATCGCGTCCTCGATCAACTACGCCGCCGCGAATATCCTGACCAATC